GTCATACGGGCTATTATAATTAAATTCAAATAGTCGGTTTATTCCGCATTCGGTTGTCAATATAAGGCAACCGTTTTGTGTTATAATTAGAGTTATCAGGGGGTTTTGATATGGGATTCAGAGAGCCATACAAAGGCGTTATATTCAAAGAAAAGTCAACTGGAATGAGATTCAAAATCATTCAACTTTTTGGGAATGAAGAGGGTGAGGGATTATGCGTCCTCGATATGCAGACGAATGAGATAATCGGGGTATGCGATGACGATAATGAGCTTGATGGATTGCCAGTCATGGTATTTGAGTGGGTCGATTACATAGAGGAGACGGAATTCACAGGATACGAGGCTCCGTGGCTCAGAGAGCTTGCAGAAAGGATTGTAGAGGCGAATGATGAGACTATAGGGTATATAGACACAGAGATGATTGCGTTTGTTGTAGAGACTCAATACGGCTCAGGGAAGCTCATGGGGAGGACATACAACCTCAAGAAACATCCGATGAAAGCATATACAGAGAAAGATTATGCCATAGTCATATATGAGGCCAATACAACACAGCTGAATGAGAAACAGATGGCATTGCTCGTATATCATGAGCTTACACATATTCCACAACCAACAAAATCAATGCTCACTGATCATGACGTAGAGGACTTTGCCGTTATAGTAGACAGATTTGGAAGTAGATGGCACGAGAATGAAAACCTTATCGACGTATCAAAAGAATGTATTCTAACTGAGGAAGATAAGTTTAAAATGTAAAGGTGATTTGACACATAGAAAATTGAACAGAAATGAAAAACACTACAATTAATGGGGAGGAGGTGAAGGTCATGAGCATGGCTAGACAGAGACGGACAAAAAAGGCGAAAGAAAAAGAAGGGAAGAAGGAAGAGAAGATAAACGCTCTTGATTTATACGGATTAACACCGGAAAGGGTAAGACTCCTTGAAGTCATGGCAGAGCCTACCACATTAAGAAAAAGGAAAATTGTGGATATTTGCAAGGAGGCCGGGGTATCGAGACAGACGTATTATTCAGCTGTTGCAGACCCGGAGTTCCAAGAGTTATTGAAAAAAATGACAAAACAGCTAGTTTCTCCACATCTTCCACAGCTTATCAACGCATATGTCAAATATGCACTTGGCGGTTCTGTTAAACACGGGGATGCACTACTCAAAATGTCGGGCTTGCTAGAGGATAAGCCTATCGTAATAGAGGATAAGAGAAAAGCAACGCCACTTGAACAACTCAACGAATTACTACAAGGGAATGTGAAAAATGAGTGACCTAAATGTAATGCTCACACAGAAACAGATAGATTTCATAATGGACAATGATACAGAGGTTGATTTTCTTGAGGGGACTATCAGATCAGGGAAAACCGTGGCTGGCGCAATTAAGTTCATGCTCAAGGTTGCTCAAAGTGATGCTAAATACTTCATACTTGCATCCAAGGAGGCAACAGTCGCAGAAAGGAACGTAATTGAGTCTGATGTTGGAATTGTTGAGATGTTTGGTGAGCAGGTCGTTTATAAGCAGACTGGCAAGGGTGGAAAGCATATTGAATATGATACGCCAAAGGGAAAGAAAACAATTTTCGTTGTTGGATATTATTCAGACGAGAAATGGAAAAATGTATTAGGCATGACAATAGGCGGGGCTTTCATTGATGAGATCAATATTGCCTCGATTGAATTTGTCAGGGAGATATTCGGGCGTATGTCGAGCGCTGATAAGCCATTTTTGATTGCAACAGCGAACCCGGACAATCCTAATTTAACCGTATATGAGGAGTATTTGAATTCGTGCAGGCCATTGGCTCAATACGCTGACACTATACCGAAAGCGATAAACAATGAGCTTGCGAAAGGGGAACCGAAAAGCAAATGGCGATACTGGCATTTTTCTTTTCTTGATAATCCGGTAATGACAGCGGAGAAGATAGCCAGAACCATGAACCTGTACCCGAAAGGAGGGAATTATTACAAGACGAAAATTCTTGGTATCAGGGGACGAGCAGAGGGCATAATTTACAAGAGGTTCGACGATTCGTATATTCATGACCTGATCAGCGGAGTGAGGCAAAGAGAATATGTTTCTCTGTCAATAGGCGTTGATTATGGCTCATCTGATGCAACAGCGTTCACGTTTACCGGATTCCTGAGAGGCTTTAAGGGCATGGACATACTGAAACACTATTACCACAAGAACACTGAAACGGATGAAAAGGACATTAATGAATTCGCAGATGATTTCTTTAAATTCGCAAAAGAGTGTTATCAGATGACTGGAAAGGTCATTGAGGTGTTCGTTGATAGTGCAAACAAATCGTTTTATATTCTCCTTAGAGACGGTGCAAAATCAAGAAAGATGAGTTATTTAATTGTCAAAAAGGTGAACAAGAAAAACGAGACTCTTACCAGCAAGAGCGCTATTGAGGAAAGGATTGAAACCTTCATCATTATGCTGGGGGCAAACTATGTCAGGATTGACAAGGAATGCAAAGAACTGATCAACGCTATTCAAAACGCTGTTAGAGACAAGAATGGAAACAGAAAGGACGATGATACAACCAACGTTGATAGTCTTGACTCTATGGAATACAGCTGGAAAAGCAAGATCGGGCGAATACTAAAAATGATTGAAGGGTTGGAGGTAAAAGATGGCAAAATTGACGGAGCTTGTAAAGTCTAAAACTGGGAATCCGAGGTATTTTGATTTTTACAAGGATTATGTCGAAAAGTGGCTTGAATATTATGAGGATGAAATCGACAAATTCCATACCTACACAGTAATGACGGTTAATGGCATGAAGAGTGTTAAGCGCAAAAGCATGGGGATGGCTAAAACGGTGTGTGAGGAATGGGCTGACATGCTGTTTGATGAAACGGTTACAATTACCGTAGAAAACACGAAGATTCAGGAATTGTTGAAAAAGATCATGGATAATGATTTTTATTCTGGGTTTTCTGAGCATATCGAAAAATCATTTGCAAGTGGAATGGGGTATCTTGTTGAGTATATCGACGGGGAAGATGTTTCTGTGAAGATGATTGACGCTGGGTTTGCATTCCCCATCATGTGGACTGGCAAAAAGATAACAGCGATTGTTGAGCATAATGCGTGGGTGGTTGGTGATTATACATTCACTTGGCTTGTTTGGCACTTACCACAGAACGGGAACTATGTTGTCATTAATGAGCTGTATAAAGGGGCTAAGGCTGGCGTTGCCACAGGAGAGCTTGGAGAGCAAATTGACTTAAACTCTTTTGATCAGACAGCTGGACTAGAGCCTATAGCTGTTCATGAAGGTATGGAGCCAGCTTTTCAAGTTATACGTCCAAATAGTGCGAACAATACAGAATACATGGAACCGTTTGGAATGTCTGTATTCTCGAACGCATTGAAAACAATCAAGAATCTTGATGAAAGATATGATGAATATGATAAAGAGTTCAAACTCGGGAAAAGGCGTGTGATCGTTGGGAATGAGGCTTTGAGATGGGACATTAACGAGAAGGGCGAAGGAACAACGAGATTTTTTGATGCGAATGATCAGATATTCCAAGGCATGATGATGACCGAGGAGTTGATAAAGGTTATTGACTTTCAGCTAAGGAGCCAGCCGTATATTGAATCAATCAATTTTGACCTCAATGTCCTTGCAATGAAAACGGGGTTTTCAAGCGGTCAATTCACATTTACAGAATCTGGCTTAAAGACGGCAACGGAAGTAATTTCGAGCAAGAGTAAGACGTTTAGACGAAAGGCAAAGCATGAAATCCTATTGAAAGATGCGCTGGTGAAAATGGTTAGAGCTATTGTTGACCTATATAACCAGCTCGGAAATTCATTGCCGACTGACTATGAGGTTAAGATTCATTTCAATGATTCGATTATTATAGATGACGACAAAGAGCGCACCGAGGACAGAAAAGACGTTGCTGAGGGTAACATGCCTAAAATTGAATATCTCAAGCGCAGATTCAAGCTGAACGATACGGAGGCGCAAAAGTGGCTTGATAAGATAATTGAAGAAAACAGGAAGATGAATAGCATAACATTTTTAGAAACGGAGTAGGTGATATTGCATGGCTGGCGTGAATGAGGTAATCCAAGAGATAGAAAGCGAATTGATGGTCAATGTCATCAGAAAAATTAAAGACGGAAATGATTTGCTTGAACAGGCTGGTGTTGATTCTGGAGTAATTACAGAGTGGCATTTGCAAAGACTTGCTGAAATGTCATCTCTGAATGAAAAAAACATCGCAACAATCGCAAAGTTCACAGGGAAACAAAATTCCGAAATAGAAAACTTGTTTAAAAAAGCTGGCCTTGAGCAAATTGGCAAGACTGAGCGCATATATGCCGATGCTGTGACAAAGGGATTCTTGAAAGGCGCAGAATTTACCGCTGAATCATCTCCAGCCATGCAAAGGCTGATCATGCAATATACAACGGTTGCGAAAAGTGATTTCAATATGCTGAATAAGTCGATGGTTCAATCCGCTGGCAATATGTACCGTGATATCGTGAATAAAGTCCAGACAAAAGTTTCATTTGGAATAACTACTCCTCAAAAAGCTGTTGAACAGCTTGTGAGATCGTGGGGTCAGCAAGGCCTCACCGGGTTCATTGATAAGGGTGGCAGGCAATGGGGAGCCGACACATACGCTGAGCTTATAGTCAGATCGAACACAAAGGAGATGGCAACACAGATGCAATTTGAACGAAACCGAGAATATGGAAATGATTATATTGAGGTTTCATCAAAAGCTGACGCTCGTCCAAAATGTGCAGAAGATCAAGGCAAGATATACTCCCTATCTGGTGATACAACACCGATAATTGATGGCAATGGTGACCATATAGATGTTTATGATTTTGCTCAAACGAGCCATGGGGAGGCTGACGGCTTATTCGGTGTAAATTGCGGTCACTGGCAAGCTCCATTTATACCGGGTCTAAGCACCAAATCAGCACCGGATTATCCGAAAGACAAAGTGTCTAAGAATTACAAGGAAAAGCAACAACAGCGGTATATTGAGAGGAAGATAAGAGCGTCGAAAAGAGAGTTTGAACTCCAAAAGGCTGTTGGGAGTGAAGAGGGCATAAAAAAAGCAGACAGGAAAGTGAAACAATGGCAAGCGACACAAAGAGAGTTTATTGACAGAACGGGGAGAACTAGACGGTACGGGCGTGAGCAGTTGATTGGAGGCAGAGGATACCAAGACACAACAAAGACGCTCAAAGCTCCTCGTGTAAAGCCAAAGCCTGCAATAAAAGGAGCCAGCGCAACTGCTCGATACATCGAAGAGGGTAGAACCATGAAAGGCTCTGGCATCGGCGTGAACATGAAAGGGATATTGCCACAGTACACAAAGCCTTTTATTGAGGCTGGCGATGACTTGATGAACGCATTTCCAGAGCTTGGCCTTTTCTTAGACGATGTAAAGTCTGTTACCTATAGGGGCAGGTCTAAAACAAGCACAATGGGGCAAAACGCATATGCCTATGGCACGGATATGAAAAAACGAACTGTCAAATATAAGAATCAGATTACGTTGAGCAAAACATTTTTTGGCGCAGATGATTTGGCGAAATCCGTTAACGGCGAATTCGGGATTGCCCATACAATGGTTCATGAAATGGCTCACCAATTAGACCACACATTCAGCTATATCATGACTGGAATAGATGAAAATATCCTGTGGTTCAAAGATAATAGGGGCAGGAGTTTGACAGCTGGAGTAATCAATGAATTAAAACGCAATTTCCCAAGCAGGTTTGAGGCGTATAAATTCAGCGAGAGCGTACTTGATAAAGTCGCCGATACCTTGGGCTATAATGGCAGAAATTCACTTGTAAGAGGCAGATATGGCGAAATAAGCAGATACTCTGGCACGAGTTCGGTTGAATTTTTTGCAGAAGTATTCACAAAATGGTATTATGCGAAAGATTTAGATAATGAACTTATTGGAGCGTTTGACAAAGCGTTGTATGAGATTGTAAATGAGGTGAGAAAGTGATCAGAAATGACGAAAGCGGAATAAACCAGCAAACGCTTGATGAATGGAATTATGAGCTTGATAAAATTGATGTTGAGCTTTTGCTTGAAACTGATGAAAAAATCATTGCTAAACTTGAAAAAAAGCGTGATATAATTAAAGAGAAGTTACAAAAAGCTGGACTGGACAGCTAACTCCAGAGAAAATAATCCAATCGGAGGGGAAAATGAAACGTAAAATGAACTTGCAACTATTCGCAGAAGGTAGCGGAGGGAATGAAGGTGGCGCAGGTGGCGCAGGTGGCAACGAACCGAACCAAGGCGGGGCTGGTGGAAATGAACCGAACCAAGGTGGCGAAGGTGGAGCGGAGCTTTTCAAAGGAACTCAGCAGGATGTAAATAACATTGTTGCACGAGAAACGAAGAAGGCTCAAGAAAAATTGTTGAAAGAATTTGGGTTCGAAGATTTTGAAGGTGCAAAAGATGGTATTGAAAAGTACCGCCAACATTTAGAATCTCAAAAATCCGAAGGCGAAAAGCAGACTGAGGCGCTACAAAAAGCGACCAACAAAAACGACGAGCTTACAAAAGAGAACGATTCTCTGAAAAGCCAATTATCGGCTTTGAAAGCTGGCGTTAGCCCTGATTCACTTGATGATGTGATTGCCCTAGCTCAAAACTATTTATCTGATGACGTGGGGTTCGAGGATGCAATCAAGAAAGTCGTGGAGAAGTACCCGCAATTCGCTGGAGGAGACCAAGGAGGTTCTGGGAAAGGCACATTTCGCACCAATCAGAGCAATCAGGGCGGTGGTGCATCGGGTCTTGACCCGGTAGCTGAGGCGTTCTACAAGCAAAATCCGAGCCTTAGACCTAAAGAATAGGGAGGAGAAAGTAAATGGCACATACTCAAAGAGTAAGATATTCTGAAATGGTTGACCAGAAACTCCGTGCGGAGTTGGTTACTATCGACTCGGAGATGGCAGTTGGTGGCGTTCCAATCTTCAATACGAAGTACGAGGGCGACCCAAAAGCTGGTTCCGTAAAGATTCCAGTACGAGACACGGAAGTTTCAAACCGTGATTATGACAAGGCGGCAGGTATCGCACCTGAAACCGGGACAACCACATTTGTTGACCTTTTGATCAACAAAGACAAGGCTGTCAACGAAATCATTGACGGCTATGATGCTGAGTCTGTTCCCGGCTCTGTAGTCGCAGACAGACTCGATTCAGCTGGTTATTCACAGGCGTTGACGCTTGACGCTGATGGAATCGCAACATTGGTTGCTGGTGGAACTGACGAGCTTGATACGGTCGCATCTACCAAGGATACGATTTATGAAAATATCCTTGATTCAGGCGTTTCGTTGTCGAATGACAAGATTCCTAAACGTGGCAGATGGATGATCATTGCGCCGTCGTATTTGAAGTTGTTGAAGCTGTCTCCTGATTTTGTTAAAGAAGGCGACTTGTCTCAAGAGCTTTTGATGGATGGGGCAATCGGCAAAGTTGATGGCGTTGTAGTATACGAAAGCTCAGAGCTACCAGCTGATGTTGAGTATATTATGGGTCACTCGGCATGGTGTACCCGTGTACAAGAGTGGACAATGGAGCCAAAGGTTGTTTCTTTGGAGCAATCAGCGAATTTCGTTGGCGCATCAGCAGTTAAAGGCCGTAAGGTATACGGGCATAAAGTAACTAAAGCGGTTGCCGTTCGAATCAAAAAGTTTGTATAAAGTGAATAGAGGGGTTGAATCCCCTCTTTTTGCTAGTTTAGGGGTGATTTTATGGTAAACGCAACAGAATACCAGACTTATTTTGGCGAAACGGCACCGGGAAACTTTACACGGCTTGAGCTGTTAGCTGAAACGATGATCAGGAATTTGTTCCCGAACATCCCGGCTGACTTGACTGACAACGTACATGAACAAACCATCAAAAACGCAGTCCTTGAACAGATTCGGTTTTATGAAAATAACGAAGATGTGCTTGAGACGATTAATGAAACTGGTTTCTCAATCGGTAAATTTTCATTTCAAGGCGGTTCTTCCCGTGGGTCTGTTCAGAAAGTTGTATCTGGCAATTCGATTAGTTTTGTAAGATCGACACCTTACGCATACCAAGGAGTGAGTGGATATGGCTATTGTTAGAGACATACCAAGACGGCTATTGCCACATACAATAGATTATAGCCAATTGACAAACACGCCAAGAGGGGAATCGTTTGGGACTCCGCAAAGTGTTGAATATGTCAGGGTTGATATTCAAGACGTATTCAAAAAAACACAATCTGGTGAGGAGCTTGTTGGGAATGCGTTAATGTTCGTATCTCCGAAGCATTCAACTTTGACCAATTTCAAAAAAGGTTCAAGAGTTGAGTTTAACGGGTCATCATATCGAATTGTAGGCGTTGAGCCTTTATATGGCTTTAGGAATTCAGTTCACCACTGGGAGGTGATTCTCAAGTAATGGATGAATGGTTAAATTATGTCATTGCTTTATTCCCGGTTGGAGAAATTTTTGCATCGCAGATTCCAGCAGAAATTGAAAAGGGAAACGTGATACGAATTTTACCGGGTTCTGATGCTCATAAGAGGTTAAGCGGTACACAGTCAAGCTCGTCGATACCTTTCTCCGTTATGTCGAGAGGTGCGAATGATGCTGAGGCTGTTTCTGTCGCTTACACAGCCAAAGAAATACTAAGCGTTGTTTATGATCAGCCGATGGGAACCGGGAAGATAATCAGCATGTATGCGGTCGGTGAGCCTTATTATGGATTTACCGATGAGAACAATAGAATTAACTATATTTGCAATTATGTTGCAAACATCGAGTAAGGAGGAAAAGCATGAAGAGTGGTTTTGGTTATAAATTGGAAGTTGATACCACTGGCGCAGAGGGTTGGGCTGAATTGCCAATCACAAGTGTTGGAGAGGCGTTCAATGAAGTGATTTCGACATACTTCAAATTGAAAGACGAAGGGTTTGCAACAAATGAAGTTACTGCAATTGACCCTCAATTCGATTTGGGGATGAGAGGAGAAGAAGGAGACACGGCGCTTGACCACATGCTCGGGTTGAGATTTTCTCCAAACCGCAAAGCACCAATGAAGATCACTGACAACTTGACTGGTGAGGCAATCACTTTTGCTGGCGTTTTCACAGCTATTTCATCAACACGAAACGAGAATGTTGTTGAAATTACAGCAACGGTGAAAATGCAGGGCAAACCGACTATTGTGTAGAGTTTAGGTGGCTATATGCCACCTTTATTCTCTATATGGGGGATATTATGAGTGTTCAATTTACAGATATTATGCAAACTATAGCACATTTGAATAAAATCCAAGAACGGGTAAAAAAGAAAGCTACACCGTTAGTTACGCAGGAATTTGTGAAAGATGCAAATAATCTTGCACCGTTTGATACCGGAAACTTGGTAAACTCATCGATGATCAACAGCGACTTTGATAACGGCTGGGCGATTTGGTCAACTCCATATGTTAGGCGACTGTATTATAATCCGCAGTATAATTTCTCAAAAGACTCTAACCAGAACGCTGGCGGTCTTTGGGCTGAACGTGCGAAAGCTGAAAACGGGAAAAAGTACAAAGCGATGTTTGTTAAAATTCACAATATGGAAAAAAGGAGAAAGTAATGGCTTTAAAATTTAATGTAATTGATTTGGCATATGATGAGACGGTTGATATTGGATACGGCGAGGATAGAGTGCAATATCCGGTACAGATCAGCACGGGTGAAATGGATGCTCTTAAAGAGGCTGTCACAGCTCTTAAAGAGGGTGGCGAAAATGAGGCAAGTGATGAGGTTCTTGATATCATGTTCAAAGACAATCTGAATGAGATCAGAGGTTCGATGAATGAGTATAACTTTGATCAATTATGTGTAACTCTTCTTGCTGATATCTTGGGAAAGATTACGGCCGAACGGAAAGAATCTTTGAACCGTGTTGTTATGAGGCATCAAAAGAATTTGAAGAAATAACAGCGCTTTATCTGGACGGTCAAAAAATAGAGCTTAATATCACAGTTTCCGATATCTTTAAAATGTTCAACATACTTGAAATGAAAGATATTGAACAGATTGAAAAAACTATTATGGTTCATGAAGTTTTAGGTGTTCCAACAACTGTTGATATTAACGCTGTCATAGATTACGTCTTTTCGGAAAGGTTCAAATCTGGGAATGGCGGTAGCAACAAAACTTATGACTTTATCAAAGACTATCAGATGACATACGTCAGTTTTTTAATGGCGTACCCATCGAAGATAAAGACTGTTGAAGATATGAACTCTCTTGTATGGGCTGAATTTAGATGGATGCTCGACGGTGTTCTCATGAGAGATGACATGCCAATATCACAAGTGGTAAAAATACGCTCTGAGAAGCTACCTAAGAGGACAAACGGCAATGCTGGATATGTTGACTGGCTTGTATCGGCAAAAGCTAAATGGGCGCTTGAGAAGGAGAGAGAAAATATTGGGTTAGGCGGGATGTTTGCTATATTGAAACAAATGGCAAAGGAGTGAAAAGATGGCTGATGGCGTAGTAAGATATGACGTTGACTATGATGTAAAAAAAGCAAAATCAAGCACAAGTTCACTTGCATCATCGCTGAAAAAAGTTGCTGTGATGGCCGGGAGTGCTTTTGCAGTAAAAAAAGTAATTGATTTTGGTAAAGAGTCTGTGAAAAGAGCAAATGAACAGATTCAAGCTGAAACAAAACTTGAAGAAATAATGAAAAAGCGAATCGGGGCGACAGATGAACAGATTCAGGCTATTAAAGACCTTGCGTCAGAAGAACAAAAGCTTGGTATTTTTGGCGATGAGTTGATCATCAACGGACAGCAACAACTTGCAACATTCGCAAGCTCATCTGAAACGGTTGGAGTGCTTACCGGGGCGATGAACAATCTAGTTGCACAGCAGAAAGGTGTCAACGCATCATCTGGGGATTTCGTAAATATTGCAAATTTAATGGGAAAGGCTTTGAATGGTCAGGTTGGCGCACTTTCACGAGTTGGAATTTCATTCACAGATGCTCAAGCTGAGGTTCTAAAATACGGGACTGAGCTTGAACGTGCCGAAGTTCTTTCTCAGGTTATAACCGACAACGTGGGAGACATGAATCAAGCACTGAGAAATACGCCAGAGGGAGCGATGAAAGCAATCTCAAATGATTTTGGCGATATTCAGGAGATGCTTGGTAAAAAATTGTTACCAGTGATTAGCACGGTAACGCAATTTTTAGCTGATAAATTTTTCCCGGCGTTCATAGACGGCGTTGATGCTTTAAGCCCATTCATTGATATTATGGTTGCTAACATACCGGGAGCGCTTGAAAAGGTTATTGGCATGTTTGGGAATGCGATGGAATTATTCGGCATGTTCTCTCCGTTGTTTGAAGAGGTTGGAAACTCTATAATGTCGCTAATCGAAAATTATGTTTTGCCATTTGCTGGACACTTTGAAGGCATCGCAAGCCTGTTTGAATGGGTTTTCAAGGATGCGCTAGGATATGCGATAGATCAGGCTGTTATATTCTTTCAACGGCTATATGAAAGCTCTGAGGAGTCATTTGGTGCATTGGTAGAAACTGCGCTTGGTGCTTTTGCATCTTTGGGCGATTTGTTCTATTCGTTCGTTCAATTTGCCAAAAGAATTTGGGACGAATGGGGCAATGACATAATGGACGTTGTGTCTTTGGTGTTTTCTGTGCTTATCGACATAATGAGCGTTGGTTTCCAGTTGATAACCGATTTAGCAAGTGTATTCTCGGCGCTGTTTAGCGGTGACTGGGAGGCCATGTGGGAGGCTATTGGAAACTTATTCAGTAATGCGATGGAAGGGCTTGAAAATGCCTGGAAACGGTTGATGGTTGCTCTCGAAGAGGCTTTGAAAATCGCTGACGGAATATTGAAAGGTTTATTTGATGCTATGCTCGGAGCGTTGAAGGCTCTTTTTGACAAATTCAAAGAAACTGTTTCTGGCGCTTGGGATAAGATGTGGAATGGTTTCAAAGATACTGTTTCGAAAGTGTTTGATGGGATTAAAGACACTGTAAAGTCTGGAGTAAACTTTGTAATTGAACAAATCAATAAACTGATCAGGAAAGTTAATAGCTTTAAATTACCGAAATTTCTTGGTGGTGGAGGTCTTGATATTGATGAAATACCAGAACTTGCAAACGGAGGTATTGTTGATAAGGCCACACTGAGCTTGATCGGAGAGGGGAGTTCTCCAGAGGCGATTGTACCGCTTACATCGGCTGGCATTTCTTCATTTGTCGGCGGTATAGGTGGAATGCAAAGATTTTCACAGCCTAAAATCGAGGTGGTAAATACGTTTGATGAAAACGGTATAACCTCAATGGTAATCAAAAATTGGGATGATGAATACCCGTTCTATCAATAGGAGGTGAGGGGATGGCAACATGCTTTATAAATGGTATTGAGTATGATATCTTGAACGATTACACAATCTCGAAAGATATCACATACAAAACGAAAACAACCCTCACCGTCATCCCTGACGGGAAGGATGTTCCGAGAGAGAAAGACAGAATAGAGATATTTGATGGCTCAGATAGAATTTTTTTCGGAAAGATAGAGAGGGCAAAAAGTCCAAAATACAAGACTTTTAACGAAATTGAACGGTTTAATCTTTCGTGCAAGTCAGCAAGATCAATATTGGCTGATAGAACTGTGACATACGCTTTTGACGATACAACACTTGATGTTGTGATCAGATACTTTTTTGACAATTATTTGATTCCAGAGGAAATGATTCTTGATGAAGATATATCGGACTTTTCTGATGTTGTAGTTGATAGATTTGTTTTTAAAAGGGCGAATGTCGAAAAAACACTTGATAAACTTGCTGAATTGGCGGGGGCATATTGGGGGATAAGGCCAAAAACGAAAACTGGATTTTTCAAACGAATCGGAGAATTCGAAAATGTTAAAATTGGAGAATCTGGTAAATACGACACAGTTGATAAGATGGAGTTT